CCCTCTTGACTGCTACGCAGTCAATTAACCCCCAACCGCATTGACTGAGAGGCGAGCGAGGACGTACCAGGAAGCGCCATCCAGCCAATCGCCACCCAAACAGCAAGCCAGACCCGCAACAGAACCCCAGCCCATACCAACGACAGACAAGAACTCGCGCGTTCCGCTCGTCGCTCCATCAAAATAGATAGCATCGCCAAAACCTGTTGCGCTAGATGAACCATCTTGACCAGATTGTGTCTGAACGAACGCCCCATTTTCTAAATCTAGTTTAATTTCTGTTACGTAATTCCATTGACTGTTTTTTGATACAGTCATCTGATAAGGCAATTTTTTATAAGTAGTCTTAGCAGTTGTATCATCAGTAGTCAATTTAGTAGCATCATTTGTAATATACACATCTCTAGTTGTTAGATTGACTATGTCCATAAATGCATTTGCGAAGGTTTCATACCCTCCGACCATCAGTTCAACTCCTTGCCAAACCATTGGATATCTTCCACTCGTTAAATCACTCTTGTTTTCGCATGGGCATCCACATCTGTCAAGCACATCATCACTATACCCACTTTGCCAATGCATAGGCAGAATGTATATTTCGCTTGATACAGTGTCACTTAGGCTAATAGGCATAGTATTAAACGGCTCTTTTACATCTAGATAGATAGCCACGTTATTCTCGTCTAAAGGTTCTTTTCTTAACACCTTAACGTCATTTGCGTACATATGCGCTTCTGCTCTATTTCTTTCGAGTGATGCTGCACCGTTATTTAACCATTTATAACCAACTGATACACTGCAGCCGACTGGATAATTGTCTGCGTCAGTTTTCTTAATTGGGAAATAAGTATGTTTTTCAGCACTCTGGATTGATGCAGTATGTTCGCCCCACCATGTAGCTAATCCCCATATTTTGCTCTTAGGAGTAGTCGTGCCTAACATTAACTGCTGTGATGTGAGAATTGATTTATAATCACACATCAAACCGCCGCTATAGAACTTGCCTTTCTTTTTACAGTAATCAATTAATCCATAATAAGAATTATTGTAAGATTTAACTTTCTCGTTAGGGTTTGAACAGTAACGTGCTGGAGCCTGTCCTTTAGTAGAGTAAGGTTTATCATCAATAAATGATGTAGGATACTTAGCGCATAAAGTATATGGCTGTACAGTTCCATCTCTATTGATGCATTCTCTAGCGACTGTATAGCCTTCTTTTGGTGCATCAGTTCTAGAGTAGTACCAGTATTGATCGTCTGCCCATGTCTTTTCATAATAGGACATTCCCAAAACGAACACGTCATTTTTTCCTGTATCCTTGAAATTTCTATCACCTTTTATAGCCGTAACGTGACGTACACCACCATCATCAACATATGCATTGACATCATAAGTCTTAAAAAGTGGTATGTCCTTATAATCATTTCGACCTCTAAAAGTCTTAGTTGATGGTTCTAATACAAGTCCAGCGTTATCATCTAGTTTTTCACCTTCTGCTGAATGCGAAGTTTTCCAAAGTGAGAATTTAACAGTATATACTTTTCCAGTGCGCTGGAGCGCGAAAGCATTTTCGAAAAAGTGCTGACTGTATTTTTCTCTTTCACTTTCAACGGCATCTTCTAGAGTTTTTAAAGCCGTATTGGTCTTATTGGTTCTTTCAGTATCTGCTGTAACTCTTAATTTTTCTGCATCAACACGTGACTGTTCAGCGTTCACTCTATTGGTTTCTGCTTCTGCTCTCTGTCTTTCTGCATTGGCTCTATTGGCTTCAGCAGTTACACGCTGACTTTCTACATTAACTCTAGACTGTTCAGCTTGTGCCCTAGCAGTCTCTGCCTGTTTACGTGCATTTTCTTCAGATGTTCTAGTTCTTTCTGCTGACTGTCTAGATTCTTCATTGCTAATTCTAGATTGTTCAGACTGCTTTCTTAGAGTTTCCGACTTCACACGTTCATTTTCGGATGATACCCTAAGATTTTCAGCGCTGACACGTGATTTTTCAGTTTCGATACGTTTATTTTCTGCATTGACTCTAGATGACTCAGACTGATTTCTAGCAGTTTCGGATTTAACACGTGCTTTTTCTGATTCTATTCTAGCAGTTTCTGACTGCTTTCTAGTATTTTCATTATCAACTCTGACAGTTTCGGAATCATCACGTGACTGTTCAGACTGCTTTCTTTCGGTCTCAGCATTAACTCGTAACACTTCAGCCTGTTTTCTTAAAGACTCATTTGTCTGTCTAGCTGCTTCATTATTCTCAAGTTCTGCTTTAAAGTCAAAAAGCTCATCATAAACAATTTTAATATTAGGATCTATTTCAATATTTTCGATTACTTCAGCATTAATGTCATTTGCATTGACTCTTGCAATGATAGCATCAGAAATACTGATGTGTTCTCCTTCCTGTGCTCTTAAATCAATTGTCTTAGTATCTAGATTAACCTCTGATGATTTACAAAGAGTGTATAAGTACCAAGTACCAGGAATACAAGTGATAGAAGAACCGATAACTAATTTATTTTTAGTTAGTGGGAAAACGCGAGTAATGTTTTCTTTAGTATCCTTCTTATAAGTACGTGCTACTACGTATTTATAAAGTTTTGCAAAATTTTCGGGAAAAGAAAACTGAATCGTTTCATCTAGATTTTCCCACTGGTTGCCAACTGTAATATTGCTTAAGGAAGGAATACCGTTTGCATCAATTGTAATAAATTTCATTTAATCACTCCTTTTATTAAGCATATGAATAGACGAATGAACCACAAACGTAAGCTTTGCTGACAGTGCCATGCATAGCCGTAAGAGTCCAATGATTTTTTGTAATATCCGTTGTGGAAGGATAGAATCTTAGCGTTAAATCGGAACTCTGCGTGTGAACAGGGATAAATATATTCTTGTTCGGTGTCTTGTCGGAAGGAAATCCCTCCCACATGTAGCCCGTCGTATTATTTGCAATGGGTGCAGTCACATTTCCATCCCAATTCAATTCAACAAGTTTTAACCATTCGTTATATCTATAGAGAAGTTTGACACCACATCCGTTTATTCCACACGATTTCCATTCGGACCAGGTGTTTTTTGAAATAATATCATTAACTTGGTTTTCTAATCGTTCTTGTGATCCAGTGCTTGTAACATATCCGCAGTACCATGAATCACTGCGTGTGTCAGATAAATCATTCTGGTATAGTGTTGTAACACCTTTCTTTACAGAAATAACACCAATGACTAATTGATAAATTGAGCTAGTACGTGATGGTGTAATCCATTTTGAATCACTGCCACCTTTTACAACTTTTAAAGTCACCTGTCTTTCAGAAGAATTGAATTCAATAACAATAGAATCATATCTGTTGTACGATCCACTGGCTGACTCGATTGTCAGCGTTTTTTCTTCAGAAGGGAAGAAAGCACCATTTATAAAAGCATTACCCGCTCCAACTAAAACATTCATTCCGTTTAGTGTCATTTCAAAATCATTTGTTTTAAAAATTCCATTTGTAAAAAAGCCTGACAACATAGTGCGCCAGGATCCTGCAGACATTCCTCTGTCTCCGTTTACGGAATCAAAAGGAAATCCTAAATTATCTGTTAAAGCTGCCGTCATTTATAAATTATCACTCCAATCTATTGTGCTTGGAAGCGGTGTTCCAAAAGTAGGAACTGCCTTCATTCTACCGTGCTCATAAATTTCTGTTACTGAAACCACTCTATCATTTGAAATAATATTCCAATTTTCTAATTTATTCGTGATAATGTCACCCACATCATAATCTTCTAGATAGTTATAAGTACCGTTGATTCTATCTTCTTTTTCGAGCGACTCGACAAGAATATTTTTCGATAAGGTTGTATTTCCTCTTTCAATTAAAGAATTCTTATAATCGGTATCGGTTAACTTGTCTTTTTCGATATCAGACCCATTGATAAATACTTCTCGTCTAGCCAATCCTGTTAAAGAATTATCTCCTGATATTTCAATCTGTCTAGCACTGCCTTCACCCTGTCCGCCAACGTAGCATACATTGCTGTAATTTTGGGAATTCAAAGTGTAAGTTGCTTTTGAAATGTCACCATTTTTTTGAGAAAAGACAACTCGTTTGTTCTTAAATTGGTTGATACTTCTATCAATCCCCTTATATGTTTCAAAAATCCATTTCTTTTTGTCAAAGTCTGGTCTTAATCGAAAACCGATATCAGAAGACTGTGAAAGTTTTGAAAGATACGTAAGAGTATTTTTATACGTTGCTTGAAATTGGATTTTTTCAGAAAATCCGTTTAACACTCCTAATTCAACATTAGGAATATCTGCAAGAGTGACTAGCTGCCTCATTGCTTCTTCAACTTTTCCATTAAAATTAAAGGTGCCTTTTATGAGTCTTCTGGCAAAATAGCTTTCGCCAAATCTACCTTTAACAGTAATCTCGCGTTTTGATTTCTCAAAATCAATAGTTACATATTCGATAACTCCACATTCTTTCTTGCCTTTAAGCCACAAAAGATTTTCCAATTTTAAAAGATTGACATTTGACTGCGTTAATGGAAAATGTGTTTCAAATTCGCCACATGAACTGAATTTTCTAATCCATTGAATTGATGTAGAAGTTTCTATCACTCCTAAAAAAGACATTTGAGGATTATATATATATAACTTCATATTTAAGCCCTCGCATAATTTCTTTTAAATGAAATTGAAACTGTCATATTCTCTTCACCACTTTTTGCAGTATAGCCAACATGATTAGCCCCTGGTATTAATCTTATAAAATCAGCACTGACGGGAAGATACATGTTAACTTCTTCTAGTGTCTTGGCTTTTTGAAGATAGACATGGCAGTTGTCAATTTGAGTTGTAATAATCAACTTCTGTCCTGATTCCAAAGTGAAATCATTCAAGCCATCAACTCCGACAGTCATATGTTCGCCTGCTTCTTGAATTGAAATAGTTGGATTAACTACTTTTCCCAGTGCTTCAATCGTGATAGTCATACCTGTTTCAGCGCCGTTCTGATTATCAATAACAATGTTCTGCATGATCTCGATTCTAGAAATTTCTTCGCAGTTTACAAATTCATGAGGAAATTCAAACAAAGGAACTACTTTTGACATATCAACATTATTGTCTTCAATATCAGAAAAGTGTGGATTAGGACAGATTAAAGAAACCTGTGTAGTTCTTTCGTAGAACGCTCCGTCCGTACCACTCAATTTTTCAACAACATAGTCAATCTTTCTTTTATGGACTCCATCATCATAAATAAACGTTCCATCTGTAGAAAAAAGTCTGTCAAGCAATTCTCGGTTTCTAGCAAACATATCAATATCAACAATAGTCAATACTATGTTTCTTTCTTTCATCTTTTGGCCTACAACTGTAGATCCGTCAACATTACCATTTTCTTGAGTGGTTACATTGTAGATAGTATCGTATACTCCGTCACAATCAGTGATTACAAAAGGAGCAAAGAGCTTTTCACCAAATTCAATCGAAAAACCATTTAAATTAGTACAAGTAATTGTTCTAAATTCTTTTGACATTCTTATGCTCCTTTCAATCTTAATAACATTTCACGCGTTGCATTTCTAACCTGTCTAGCATTTTCTGATGGATCAGTAGCTTCTGGAGTTGTAATATTAATAGTCTGATTAATATCTCCACCTTTTGAATTCGAATTATCAAAGTCAAATCCTTCTTTTGACATCTGAATTCTAGTTTCTTTAATTGCATCAAAAGTCATTGACTGCTTGAATGCGTCAGATTTTTGGAATTCATCCATAACTGAATCACTGAAAGAATCAATATCCTTTTTGACAGATGGAAATGACTTAATGGTACCAGTACCGATAGACTTACCAAGGAAGAAACCAACTTCTTTTTCTCCTCGTTTTGAAGGAGAATGGATATCTAAAGCTTTTTTGAAATTATTAATAATTCCTGTTGCAAAGCCACCAATCTTTTTAGCAATCCAGCCACCCATATTTCCAATGCCGTTCCAAATACCTTCCACGATATTCTTACCGATCGAAAGCATTTTTGAAGGAAGTGATCTAACAGCTTTTACGACAATTTCAGAAATCTTTCCTGCTGCACCACCTAAAGAGCCAAATAGTGACTTGATTCCACCGATTAAACCACTTATTCCTCTACCGCCTAAAGATGCAAGTCTTTCTGGCAAAAGCATAATGTGTATTAATACAGTGTCTAATGCTCCTTTTCCCGTTGACTTTAAGAAGCCAAATAATGATTTAATACCATTTCCTAATCCTGTTATTGCCATTTTTCCGATATTTAACCAATTAAATGCACTCCACACATCAACGATAGCGCCTATAATTTTAGGAACATTTGCGATCAGTGTTGGTATTGCCTGGATTAAACCGAGTGCTAACTTGCCAATCAACTGAACTCCACAAATTAAGATTGTAGGTGCATTATCATTAATGATATTTGCAAAAGTTGAAATGATAGTTGGCAGTTTTTCAATCAAGATTGGAATGCCCGAGATGATACCGTCAGCCAATTTATTCAGCATTTCAAACCCGCTCTTTATAAACTGAGGCGCTTGGTTCGCTAGATCAGTAGCAAATGCTTGGATGCCGTCTAACATTTTCGGAAGTACAGAAGGGATTGAATCAGCGACACCAACTAATACATCACCAATTGATTTTCCAATGTTTGCAAACATAGGGAATAAGTTTCCACCCAAGAAAGTGCCTAAAGAAGAAACTACATTTTTAAATGAGCCAAATACATTTTCACCTATCGCAATATTGCCTAAAAAGTCCTTCCAGGAAGCTTTCAACATTCCGAAAGAACCACTTAAAGTAGAGGTCGCTTCTTCTTGGGTTGTGCCTGTGATTTTCAATTGCTGTTGAATTGTGTGAATCGCATTATAGACATCACCTAAATTATTAATGTCATAATGAACACCTGTTATTTTTTCAGCATCCTTAAGCAATCGTTCCATTTCTGATTTAGTGCCTGAATATCCAAGCTTTAAATTATCTAACATTGTATAGTTTGATTTAGAAAACCCTTGATAAGCATTCTGAATATCTTGCATGTTTGTTCCAAACTTATTTGAGTTGTCTGACATGTCTTCTAATGCCATGTTAGCAATCTCTGCAGCTTTGGCGGTATTGCCACCACAAGAAGAAATTAAAGAAGCAGCGAAAGAAGTTGTCTGCTCCATATATTCGTTGGCACTTACTCCAGCATTTCTAAAAGCACTTTTAGCATAGTTCTTAATTGTGTCTGCACTTGAGCCAAAGAGGGTTTCAATACCACCGATTGACTGCTGTAATTTTCCGCCTTCCAACAAAGAATCTGAAAGTACTTTACCGATAGAGAATCCAGCTAGTATAGGTTTTAAAGTATTAATTAACGCAGAGCCAAATTCAGAACCACTTAATAATCCTTGTTCTTTGACAGGCTTTCCGAGTACTTGCTCAATATTTCCTTTAATACCATTTGCAGAAGGGATAATCTGCACATATGCCTTTCCTAGTTCTGTAGCCATCAGTCACCCTCCTTTCTTAAGAATTTTTCTCTTTCTTTCATGAAGTCTTCTTCTGAATCAAACCCCTCTTTTTCTGCTTCTGAATCATTTAATAATATATCTACTAATGATTTAGGACGGTTTCTTCCTGCTTGCGCATCTGGTGTTTTTGACCAAACAAGCCAACTTAGTAAGTCAACCGCTTTAGCATTAAGAAGTGTTAAATCATCTACTTTCTGATTTTTCAAAGCCATTTTGAACCTTGAATCAGACTTAAGACCTTCTACTAATACATAAATGTATGATGGTTTAAATTTTCTGTAGTCATAGATGTGATATATTTCAGCAAGATCGCATACTACTTCTTTTTTAAAGCCTCGTAAAATATGAACGAGGCTTATGAGTTTTTTAACGAAACATCCAAGTCTTCATCAACTTTTGCATTTGTAATTTCCTGGAATTCCTGTTTGATTTTTTCGCTAGATAAGAATCCATTTTTTTCACGGCAATGTTTTTTTAATCTTTCATAGCCATTCGCGCCGATTACGTGCTTGATACACTTACTTAATCCAGCCCCTGTTTCGTACAAATCACTAATCATTTCGGCATAATCAAAATCATCATCTAAACGAGGGTCAACCTCTGCCTTAAAGCCTGTTGAAGTTGTAACTTTAATCTTTTCCATTTCCTATTCACCTTTCTCGCAAATATATTCATGATGAGTGCTTCCGCTGGAATCTTCTCTAGCTTTGATGGTACATTCATACGCAACACTATCTTCTGATTTATAAACGATATCTCCAACAGAAGTAATGATCGCTTCTGGATAAATGATTCTTCTTAGATAGTTTCCTGTAATCATGTCAAAAACATAAGTACGATATTCTCTAGTTCCACCAGAAACGATTACTTTTAATCCAGCTTTTAAATCATTGCCTGTTACATTTTCCTGCCCGTAAACTTCTTTAAGCACAATAGGATTAACTGACTCGATAAGGACTATTTTCTTTGTATCAGTAAATTCTGTGACGGCTGTATTTACAATAGTTCCGCCCCATGATTTTAAATCTTTTGTGGTTTCAGAAATCGAGTTAGTAGTACCGTCTTCACCGATATAACCAAGATTTACATAGCCTTCAGTGAGTTCCGTTTTAGCATCAGTTGGCAAAGCTGTGCCGAGAGGAGCGCTGAAAGCACCACCTGTAATTTTCGGTTTAGCTGTAACAACATAATCTTTATTCATTACTTTTCTTCTCCTTTCAAATTAAATAAAAAAAGACATTACTCATAACTTATAGTCAAAGTAAGTAATGTCAAAAACTGCTTGATATCTGTATTTCTTCAAAGATGTATCTGTATAGTTGTAATCGCTGTTTAAACTAATTGATGATATTGCATCATTCTCAATGATGCTATTCATTGCTTTGATAACTTTTCTATTTAACTTTGCTGACTCTGCAATACTGCCTGCATAGCTCTGGACTGCAAGTGTAGCGTGTTCTATTTTATTTGATGTATATGATCCTGTTTTTTCAATAACTAAAAAAACTTTTTTTGTTGCATCATCAGACTGCCCGTATGCAGGAACGCCCAATTTTTCGAAAAGAAAATCCATCACATATTTTTCAATAAGCATACTTTCAATAAGCATAATTATTTTCTTCTCGAACTTCCGATAGCTTTTAATAAAGCGTTATCGTTGTATTCCTTGATCCTTGCATGCGTTGTTTTTGGATAGACATTAACAACTGCTCTTTTCTTATAGACACGTTTATCTACATCAAATCCACTTCCAGCATTAGAAGCAACTTCAGAACCATATTCCGAAAGAATTGACTGCATTTCTTCGCTTTTCAGTAGCTGCTGAACACCTGTCGAATTTAATTTAAATTCAAAATCACTATTCATATAATTCGACTGTCACTTTCTTGTTCCATCTCAAAGGAATTAATTCCTCAATTCCTTCAATCGGTAATCCAACAACATGCCATTTTTTGCCAAAAAATTCGACATCAGCATTCTTCCAGTTGTGCGAATCGCCTTTTGGAATTGCTAAGTTATAGATGGTTTTTGAAACATTGACATTTGTATCAGTCACTAATTCACTAGCCTGTTCATGAGCAACTAAAACATCATCAACAAAGCATTCATTCTCTTCATAAAGTGCATGCCCAAATTCATCGACACCTGTTTTCTCTTTTTCTATGAGCTTAATGGTCATTCCTTTTAATCTCATATCAGGCTGATTGAAGTGACCTTTTGTTTATTTAATCCTAATCGTGACAACTCATTCTTAAGAAAATATAAATCATCACCAGGATTAAAATAAGTACCACTGATTGTGTAACCCATAGCACTCTGAGAAAATTGCTGTAAATTTAAGGAATCTTCTTCCTCTTTGGACATCACCCTTCTAACACTTGAAAGAACCACTAATTTAGCAACATTTGCTTTATCGGGGTTTCTTTCAATCATTCTGTCAAGATTATGGCCTCTTTCTCTTGCTTCTTCCCTTAGAAGAGATGAAGCAAGATCTAGAAGCATTATTAACCTTTCTTTTTTATTATCATCAATTTCAGCATTATACAACTGTAGATAATCTTCTATAGTCGCATACTTATTCAAAATATATCACACCTTTATACGCGCTTCTTAACCAATACAGTTTCAGGTCTAGAAATCATTTTTCCGTATACCTGTCTACCCTTGACGGCAGAAGCACCGACGTGTTTTTCATCCTGTAAATCAATTAAATAAATTGGTACTTTCCATTCTGCAACATAATGACAGAAAATTCTGTTTCCTAAAACAAATTCAACTTTATCATCTGTTAAGTTGTCAGCTTCATAAACTAGAATTCCACCAATCTGACCAACTGCACCAGTCTGTACGACTGCATCGCCTAAAGCTGAAGCTTTAATGAAGTCGGGTGACTTTAAAATTAGAGAATAAGTTTCTGGGGAAACTGCAAGCCACATTTCAGATGTGCTGACATGTTTCTTTCTTAGTACTGTTCGAGCATCAATGATTGCTTCATAAATCGAAGTCTTAGTTAATGCTTTAGTATCTTCGATAGCAGTACCATTTGTAATTAATTCATTTGCTAAATCAATGTCAACTTTTAAAGCCATTGAATATCCAGCTGAATCTAATCTTTCAGCAAATAAATTATCAGGTACTCCTGCAGCAGTATATCCATCAATCAATTCATTAACTACATTGTCAATGTCAGTGACTAGAATCTTATAAGAAGTCGTTGTATTTGTTAAAGCTGCACCATTCACTTTGTCGTAATCATTAACAGGTACTTCTGTATCTCTTACTGGAATATTAACAGCGCCAGCTGTTGGGTCACCATCATATTTTGTATTGAATAACTGTGGAAATAATGATTTAGATCTTAACTTTGCTAAAACTAAATTTGAATATCTTTCGCGTAACTGTTTATCCTGCGCCATATTTTAATCTCCTTTAAATTTTTAATGTTGGATTTAATTCCATAAAGCGCTTTTCGACACCATCAACCACGCCCCCCTTATCATTTTTAGGAGTTGGAGTCGTTGGCGCTGGCGCTCTATATTCAGGCTCTTCCTCTTTTTCTTTTGGGAAGAGACTCTTAAGACTGACTGCGGAATTGTTTAATTCTTCTTCTGTCTCGCCTTTTAAAAATTCACTTGCTGAAGTTGGCAAGCCGTTGTCATTAAGTACTTTTGAAATGAGCTCTTTTCTTTCAAAATCCTTAACTTTTCCTTCAAGTGTTAAATTCGTATTTCTTAAATTTTCTAATTCTTTTGAGTTAGATAATTCATTTTTGAGGGTTTCAATTTCTTCAGGACTTTTCCATCCTTCATATTGTCTTCTTAATCTTGCTAAACGATTTTCTACAATCTCGTCTAGTTCTTTCTGTGTTTCGATTACTTTAAAATCACTCATAATTTTTTTCTCCTACTTTGAACCGCAATAGTCGCGTAAATTAATAATGTATTCTTTGATTGGCGACTTTCTTTTTCTTCTTTGAGCACTGCCAAAGCGCCAAAATCGCTGAATCAAGAATTGAAATTTCTATTCCTTCTTTTGCACTCTTATAACCAAATCCACCGTTAGAGCCGATCGCTCTTTTTACGCAGTTAGATGCCGACTGCTTAAGAGACGGCTGTCCGTTATGGCAAATTGAGCAACTAAAAAGCGACTTCTGAAAAGTCGCATTTGCATTAATAATTTCTTTAACTGTTGGAGTGATGACAGTAACATCAATGTCAGCATCTTTTAATTCGTCAATTAATAACTGCTGTCCATTCTGTCCATCAATCACTACTTTTCTAACATATGAATTCTTAATAAAATCAAGAATCCAATCATTACCTTTTTTGATTGGCTTACATCCAATTGTTTCAATGAAGATTCTAGGCTTCTTTTCTTTTGTTTTAACGGCAATAGACATTGCAACGTTCTTCCCGTCATGGCCGTATTTGATACCAACAAAAAGTGAACCTTTAAAATCGGGTAATTCCTTAACTTGCAAGTTATCCCATTCATCTTCAGAAATTTCTGATTTCTGATTGTAAGAAAGCCACAATCCAAAACGCTGAATATTAAAGTCGATTTCATTTTTCTTATTTTCAGAAGCAACAGAACGTTCTTTTAAGGTCAAACCTAATGACGGATTAGTCTCATACCAGATGTCTCTATCATTGACATCTGACATGTCACTAACACTCCATTCTGCCCAACCACTAGACTCTGCTTCGCCTGTCAGGCATTCTTCTCTGAGCGCCTGTGATACAGTGCCAGCAGAAACGGCTGTTGGAGGAGTACCACACATAATAGTTTGTGGGTTCGGCGAAGATGTAACAGTATATTGAAGAGCGCTTTCCTGTTCTTCTGTATAATCCTGTGCTTCATCAATAATAAGAAGGTCGAACCCTTCACCTAAACCGCCCTTACCAGAACGAGTTCTGAAATATACAATTCCACCGTCTTCATCATTCTGAGGGTCGAAAACATTTTTATCTAGAATACGCACGGTTTCTAAGCCTTGCTGTGATTTGGCAGTGTACGATTTTTCGTAAGCCTTGCCTTTCACTGGTCTCTTAACTTCTGTGTAGCCTATCTGATCTAATGCTTTCTTTAATTTCTCATAAGAAGCGGTTGAAGTTGTAGTTCTGTGTGCTGTGTGCATGATTCTTTCTTTGCCATAAATCAAGCCCCAAAGCTCTCTCATGATAAGAATTTCAGATTTTCCGTTACGTCTTGGAATAGAATAACCGTATTTCATATGGAGCCACTGGCCATTATCATCAACGGCCATGATGTCCATCATCTGAATTTCTTGCCATTCCATTGCTTTTCGTTTGGATTGGTTATATAAGTCTATGGCCTGTTTGCCTAGACTTTTTTTATAAGGAATAATAAAAGAATTCGTAGGAGTCTGTCTTCCAATTCTATTTTCAGACATTCTCTTTTACCTCCTACTTTTACGTATTTAAAAAGGTGTCACAATCAATTGACACCACCTCCTTAAATATTTTTTTGAATTACTTAGTTAAAGATCCGATTACTGCCATCATAATAATAATCAATAGATAAAATAAAACTACTAAAATGAGTGGCAAAAGAATAATGAACCAACTCAATGCGATAACTCCTAGTAATTTCAAAATAATTAAAGCTACCATTAAAACAGCTAAAAAAGTTCCAATCATAAATTTAATCTCCTTTTTATTTCTTTATAGTCTTCTTTGATAATTCTTGAAATCAAATCAATATACGAATCAGTGCCGACTTCTTCTTTTAAAAGTTTCAAAATAAAAACAATAAATATAAAACCGATAAAAAGAACAATACTCATAATGACATCTGCATAGTAATTCATAATCCACCTACTTCTTCATATACCAGGCCTTAGAATGCACGTCTTGGACCTTGTTATTTTTTGGATCATATATTACAGAGCACCTGCATCTAGAATGTCTTTTAAAAACATCTGTGTTCATTTTTGGTGAATACAAATAAGTGCCGTCTAGATTGCTGCACCATTTGCAGCAGTTAGCGACTGTTTTTCTAACAATGACAGGCCTCAATCCTAAATCTAGATGTAATTGAGCATTTGCCTTTGCAGTATCATCAACGATGCTGATTGCATTTGTGATAACAGGTTCATTCCAAAATCTTTTTGCGTGGTCAAAATCTTCTGCATTTGAAATTCTGCTGATTAAAGTTTTCAATTTCTTTTCATTGAATTTTGGCTTCACTGCTTTAAAATCAATGTCAGCTTTTAAGTTAAGAATTTCTTGAACGTCTTTTGCATATTCTGAAATGAGTGAATAGTTATTCTTCATTGTTGGTTCTAGAATCTTTTCAGCAATATTGAAATACATTTTTTCATCAGGCAGAATGTCAGCAGTGATATGTTCGTTTAATGCTTCAACCAACATTTTTCCGATTGTTTCAGCGTACATTTTCGCTTCTTCGTAACTGACAGTCTTATTTTCAATTGCTTCAAGCAGTCTCTTAATTGATTTAGAATCCTGATAACTTAAAGTAAATGAGTTATTAATCTTTTCTAATAGATCAACTGTTAAGTCCGTCATTAGCTTCACCTTCTTCAGTATCTTCTGACTTTTGAACTCTTACATTCATTGGCACTTTATAAGATGGCTCTTCAGAACCACCTTCTAAGCCTGTTAAATCTTCAACAATTTCTCTTGTGATGAATCCAGGGACTACTTCATTTATCTTATAAATACTATCTCCTAAAGCACTCATTTTCGAAGCATCAATTGGATATATAGGTTTCCAGCGTATTTTGATTTCTGCGAATTCATCTCGTCTGTATGCTCGCTTGTCTTGAACGCATTTAGCAAGATAACCGATATTTCTAATTCCAACAGAAAAAGAATCCTGTGCATCATTTGCTAATTCCTGCAGCGTAGCATGTGAAGCAATGATTGCTTCAGCACTTGAAGGGTTTTCTGTTGTGAACCCTAAATCATCTAAAGTCATTCCTGTTTCTCCAGCAAATAATGAAGCGTATGTTTTTAACTGGTCGTTGTAAGGTGCCATTGACTGCTGGGGGAACTGCCCAAGAGTCGGAATGTTTCCGTCCCTGTCACGCTCGATTGCTAGCATAGTAGAGACTGCAGCTTTGAATGAATCAAATTCCTTATCACTTTGTGCCTTTTCTTCTTCTGTCTGTTCAATATCTTCTTCATAGTCCTCTTCATCATCATATCTTTTAGTGATGTTTAATCCCAAAGCATATCGCTGAGGAAATGAATAAAACAATGAACTGATTGCCATTAACACAAGAGTAGTTTTAACGTCTTCAACATATGTCATGAGCGATTTTGTAATATGTGAACGTCCGAATGGTTTTGTGGCATCAGAATTATAAATAATAGGTACAAGTAAAGGGTAAGGAGCATCATTCTTAAATACTTGATAAGGTTCACCTTCATTGTCCTTGTAAAAATAAGTCGCATCTTCTGTGAAGTATGCTTCTTTAATCGGGTTCCCTGTTTCTAAGTCTCTTTCGATAACTGCATATCCTTCCGTTAAAAGCATGGTTGAATTGTCAAGAATGCCAGTAGCGTTTGCACCATCAATCACTTCTAGCCTTACACTTCCATCTGTATTTTTTGAAATATAGACAAAGTCACAAGAAGAAATGATTGCTCCTTTAAACATGCTTTTAAAAAGAACATCCTTGTTATTCATATTGAAAATCCTAGTCAAGTTGAAAATATCATCATTTCCAAAGCCGTTAAATTTTAATTTGTTAACTAAAGTATCTACGGCTCTTGGAATCCATCCAACGTACTTTTCTTGATTCTGAAGTTTTGGGGGAAGATTACTAAGAATCTGTGTGTCCATTCCGTCATCCATATCATAATAGTTATAGCGTTTAAGAATATACGGCCTTTTACTATCTAGCTTACTTCTTAAGTAGTCTAAGCCTTTATAATCCATCTGTTTAGTACCTGTTTTCCTTTCTGAAAGACTTTAAATCGTGAGGGGTGTTATTGCTCCTGTTCTCGCTAAATCCTTCTCCGCGAGAAATATTCGTAGTACAGAGGAAAGGTTATCGGAGCCGTTCCTGAAGGGCAGATTCCCCCGATTTCAGAAGAAATCACCTATTCTTACAAGAATTCATTAAAAAAAGCCTTTCTTTTAAGAAGGCTCTATAATTTCTTTCTTTTTCTGTACTTTGTCCAATCCATTGACAAAGGCAAGTCATCATTGAGAATCTGAGTGTCTTTCTTTACTTCTATTCTTCTGAATAACTTGTCGCTCTTCTCTCTATTACAAATTAGATGAGCCAATTGCAAGTTATCAATATCACTTGGATGACCACCTTTTGCGATAGGTATAATATGATCTATGCACGGACTCATTGGGTCGGGGAACTTTGCGTTAAAGTCAACAGGGTGACCGCATATCCCACAAATGCTTTGAGTTGCATAAATCTTCTTCTTATTAATTTCAAACTGTCTTCTGTGTGCTGAGTTGTTTTGGTCAGGTCTATATCCTTTAGCCATGATACTTATTCCTGTTTCTTTCTAAAATTCTATTGGTCTTACACTTAGGCTCTTTATGTTGCATATAGTAGACCTCTTTATGTTCATGACCACAAATCATGCACCTGTACACAGTTACTCTTTTATCACACTTCCTGTCAGCATCATAACGAGTATAGCTATAATCCTCATAATACTGACACCAGTGTTTCTTCAGACCTTGAGACATTTCAATTTAATCAGCTCCAATCGGATAAAATAAAAAGCACTCTTATGAGTGCCTCTTTTTAAATAAACTTTTCTGATATCACTTTACTACCTTTTTACCTGTAGTGCGTTATTATTTTATGCAACTTTTAGTGATGATTGATTTTAATTATTAAATACTACAAATTCTTTGACAATTCTTTAATTGCATCTCTTAAACGGCAATATGCAGAAGATTCTGAACAATCCATCAATCTAGCTACTTCATACATATCCAAGCATTCTACATACTTGTAGAAAAGTACATCTCTATACTGCATGTCTTCTAGACTTTCTATATTTGAACGTATGACTGCCATCTCATTCAAGTACTTATCTTTCATCATGATATAATCATTCGTTGTTTTTGGCACTCCACAAGTACCACCTTTTGAATCTTCATATTTAATAGCTTTAACATTGATCAGCTTATTTTCTATGTATTCTACTCTATTCAACATGTTTCTATAACTTTTTAGATAAGTTCTTGTTTCTTCGATTGTCATACGCTACCTCCTAAATTATGCTGTTAAAATTACAAAAATAATAAATGCGACAACTGCTATAATAAAGAAAATCAATTTTACCTCCTTTCTGGAAGAAGGAAAGAAATCCTTTACTCTATCTTTTGATTTTCAATTTATCCTTTCCTTCTTCCCAGTATACCATAAAGTAAATTAGCAAAATTAGCGCTTATGATATTACTGTTGTTATAAGGTTTTAAGAATATATCAGGGCATTAAATCCATGCGATGATCTTGCTTTTAGAAACAAATCTATTAAGAGTAATCCATATAGATTTTCTTATTTTAAATTTTCTTATGAGTTAAATATAAAGAACTCAATGCCCTGTGTAGTTATCTTATGAATTCATGCTGAATAAATGAGAGTAAATCTAAATAATGGGCACGATCTGTCTTAGATGTCTGTACTCCGTCTAGAGACTGAATCAGATTATTACCATTTTTTAGTCGTGTAACATATACTATTCTTCCGATATCATCATAATAGTTATTATCATACCAAAAAGCACCCAGCTCTCTTTTAGCGGCAAATTCTTGTAAATATCTGATACGTTGCTCTGCTAGTTTCTTAGAATAATAATATTCTTTATGCAGTAAAGTGGTTGAATTACTATTTGTGTAAAATGATATTTTAAAAGGGTACTCATTTTCTTTTGCTGTTCGCAGTTTAAAATAAACTCGATTTAAATCAATGATAGAAAAATGTGTTCTCATGTATTCTTTTTCTTCTTCTGCTTTTGGCTCTTTAAATACATCGAACACTTCAACAAAGTTGCATAGCAATCTTCTGCTTCGCTTAATTTTTCCTGATGCAACTTTAATTGTTGGTTCAACATCTTCTATAATTCCATCTATTCTTTTAAATTTCAGGAGATTATCAGTATTACGTGACGCGTATAGACTGCCATTCTCTGCATATTTTTTTAGCGTTCTTGGTGTAATCTCAAACAACTCTGATATTTTTGCTAAGCTGCCACATCCTACGAGTTCATCTGTATATGCATCATAGACATAGTACGTGTCTGTTCTTTTACCTCGCATTTTATATACCTCCCTTGTCATTTCTTGTCATAAGTTATTATTCTCCTTATCTTCTTCTATGCCATTCACAACGACCGACACGATAACAAACACCGCAATAGCAATTACTGATATCACAATAAGGACAGCAACAATCAGCATAACGATAGCAAACACAGAAAATACATTTTCTAATACCTGCAATAAAAACATCTATATCACTCCTATCTGATAAACAAGTAAATCATTAGCACTAGTGTAGCAACATAAGCTGCTGCTAAGATAAAGAAATCCCTGTTAGCCTTTTTACAGCTTCTAACAAGCTTACTGTTTAATTTTTGTATATCATCCATTTTCCCACAATCTTCTCTATAGAAATTCAATACAGTAGCATTTGCTTTCACTAAACTGTTTTTTTCTCTTTTAAGAGTATTGTTTTCTTTTTTTAAGTCTTGACATACTTCTTCAAGCTCTCCATATTCTTCTTTCAAATATGAATACTCTTCTTCTAGCTTCTTATATTCAGCTTCCTTTTCTTCTACAATTTCCTGTACTTTTTCGGCGCTAAAATTCACCATTGCAGCTAGCCTCCTCTTGTAATTCGTATATATAATCCTGAGTTCTTCTCATGGATCTTTCTACTTTTCTTTCTATGATTTCAGCAATTTCATATACATCTAGATATCCCATCACAAATAACTCGCAGATACATATCAATACATCTGCAGTCTCTTCATCCAAATGTGAAGCATTGATTGGGTCCAACCCATTACGTTTGATTTTTGATATTGCTTGTATGAGTTCAGCATTTTCTTCCATTGCGATAGTTAACATGTGCTGGTTGCCCCATGTCTCGCATACTTTTTCAAGTTTCGGACAATTTGATACAAGAGCACCAAGCATATTATGTAATTCCTGTGGATCCATTTACTTTTCTCCTTAATCAGCCAATAGCATGATTGCGTGTCCTCTTGGCGAATCATTTACTTCAATATGAGTTACTAACATATCTCCAAAATGGTTATCCATGAATGTGTCACTATGAGTGATTTCCCATTTTGTTCCTTGTATACAAAAATTCCAACTTTTACATCTAATGTCAATGAGTTCATCTTCATCGACTCTTGTTAACACTTCATTTATTCTCATTATTTTACTGTTCTCCTTCTACTTCTAAGTCTTCAATGTAATCATCATTTTTATGTGCAGTTAAATATTTTAATAATTCTGTATCTGAAGCATTAGGACCATAATATAGATCATCAGGATAAAAGAACTTAGTAAACTGCGTATACCATCCACTTTTTTTAAAATATTTATTAAAACCCATCACTTGAATTTTTCTGACATATAGTTTAGGTGTTAATTTTAAAGTCAGCATTTTAATATCAGCTGTTAAATACTCAGCTTCCCAGTTCTTCTCATTTCTTAAAAATGAGGTTCTCTCTTCTTTATTCTTCAGCATCATTGACCACCTCACAGTTATCTAAAACATCTTTGTTTAACATTTCAAAATTCCTACCTTCAATACCCTTCATCAAGCACATCTCTAATCTTTGATAATTTTTCAAGTAATGCCTTATTTTCACATTCCGCATCGTCTAGGTTGTATTCTGAATCAGCTAATAGGTTTTCTAAATCGGTACAGTAATTTTCTAAGGCTTTAGCATAATCAGGATACTCTATTGGAGTAGTATCATCATTAGTTAGATATTCAGCAATATCTGTTAAAAAGTCTGCTCGCCTTGGTCTTTTGATTTTTCTGATTTTTAAACCGTTATTTGGTTTTTTAATCCAATATAGGAAGGCTTCTTTCGAGTAGAACGGACAGTCATAGCACCATTCGTCTTCATAATTAGAGCTTTTGCAAGGCGCACTTACTTCTTTCTGCATCTCTTCGGGCATTTGGTCGAGAATGGAACAACAAGCACAGTTGCCGTTGACTTCATTATTTACAATGAAGCTAGCAAGTGCTTCTAATTTAGCATCATTCACAATTGTCATACTTTTTTGCCTCCTTTCTCAGTTCTTCTTCCTTCTGGATTGCCCTTTCTATTTCTCTATTGATTTTCAATTTCTGATAGTCTCTGACTTTATCAATATCCAAGTAGCCTAAACATACTAACTCAGCAATACAGATAAGCACATCAGCCACTTCTTCGTGCAAATTTTCTTCATATTCATCGTGAAATCCATACCTTTTTACTTTTGTGATAGATTGGATTAGTTCAGCACACTCTTCTGATGTAATAGTGAGAGTTAGATCATCACTATTAATATGTGCCACCTTATCTAATCCTAAAATTATGCTTTGTGGGTATTTTAATAATTCCACTACTCTTCCTATTTCTTTAAACATTCTTTAACCCTCCAAAACAAAAGTAATTAACTGAGCACCTAGAACATTAGCTAAGGTTTCGGCTTCTAACTCATCAGTGAACACTTTTGCCTTTTCTGCACTTTCCTTTAAATTGACTGAATCACTTGATGTATTAGTTACATATAATTTTCCTAACTTTACCAGATATAATTTTTCCATTTGTTTTTCTCCTCTTTCTTAGGATATAAAGTCAGTACTGCATACTGCTCTTGTGCATATGC